AGTATCCAAATCAGGTAAGGGAGGAACGGTATATGTCAAAAGTAATCTGTATTGCCGGGGAATCCGGCTCAGGCAAAACAACCTCCATGAGAAACCTTGATCCGCAGACGACATTGTACATTGACTGCGACAAAAAGGGGCTTTCATGGAAAGGGTGGAGAAATTCATACAACACCGAGAGCAAGAATTACATAAAAACAGATATCACGTCGACTGTCATGACTGCCTTAACAAAGGCTGACAGGGACTGGAAGCATATCAGAACGGTTGTCATTGATACGATCAACGGCCTTATGGTGGCCGATGAGATGCGCCGCAGCAAGGAAAAAGGCTATGACAAATGGGTCGACCTTGCGGCGTGCGTATGGGATCTGGTCTGCCATGCATATGAGCTGAGGGATGACCTGACAGTTGTCTTTACGGCGCATACGCAGACGGACCATGATGAGGCCGGATACATGTTTACCAGGATCAAGACATCCGGAAAGAAGCTGGACAAGATATGTCTGGAATCCAAATTCACAACCGTACTGATCAGTAAATGTGTAAACGGGGAATATAAATTTGAGACACAGGCAAACAACAGCACTGCCAAATCACCGATGGGGGCATTTGATTCCATGGAGATCGGCAATGACATAACGGCAGTCATCAAAGCACTGGAGGAATTTTAATCATGCAGAAACCAAATAATTATGATAATACACAGGCAAGCGGTGAATTTACACCAATTGAACTTGGCGGCCATCTTCTTGTGATCAAGCAGGTTGAGGAAATGAAAAGCAGGGCAGGTAAACCAATGCTTAAGATTTTTTTTGATACAGCGGATTCAGATAAACAACCGCGTTATTTTTCTGAACAATTCAAAAACGATATCCGGCCAGATAAGAAATGGCCAAACAACGGTATTGCATATGTTCTTACGGAAGACGAAAACGGGAATTGCAGTAGGAGCTTTAAAACATTTACGACAAGTGTAGAAAAGTCAAATAACGGATTTCAGATTGCATGGGGCGACAGGTTCTGCCAGTGCTTAAAAAACAGGCTTATTGGCGGTGTATTTGGCATTGTAGAAGACTATTATAATAACAAAGTTATTAAAAAACATCAGTTAAGGTGGTTTAGAAGTATGGATAAAGTGATGGATGCGGAAGTTCCTGAGCCTAAATTATATACCGGATATTCCAATAATAACGGCAATCCGGTTACGTCATCCGATGGATTTATGAATATTCCGTCAGGTATTGATGAAGAACTGCCGTTTAATTAAGGGGTGGCAGTGATGGATATCCAGATCGACAGCCGGGAAAAGGCAAGGGCCATACAGAAGATCATAAAAGAATTTGACAGCCGGAAGGTAAATTATTTTACGAGCAAACTTCTGGTCGGCGATTATATGAACCTTGACAATCCCCGGCTGGTCATTGACAGAAAACAGAACCTTCAGGAGCTGTGCGGAAATGTCTGCCAGCAGCATGAACGGTTTAAAAGAGAGCTGCTGAGGGCAGTACAGGCACATATACAGCTGGTCATACTTGTAGAACACGGTGCCGGCATTAAAAGCATTGAGGATGTGTATTTCTGGCAGAATCCAAGAAAACACGAAGCAAGGTACCGGACGGTAAACGGTAAGCGTGAGGCATACACTGTTTCGGCAAAGGCCGTCGACGGATGCCAGTTATACAAGTCCCTGTGTACGATAAGGGACAGGTATAACGTCCGGTTTGAGTTCTGCGAAAAGAAGGATACCGGAAGAAAGATCATTGAACTGCTGGGTGAATGCTATGACAAAGGATGAAATAAAGGAAAAATACAGTATGGCAGACATACTGGCGGGATACGGCATGCATCCCAGCCGCGCCGGTATGATACACTGTCCTTTTCACCATGGTGACAGGGAACCTTCCATGAAGATCTACAAAAAGGATTTTCACTGTTTCGGCTGTGGCACCAGTGGGGATGTGTTCACGTTTGTGCAGAAAATGGACGGCCTGGGCTTTAAAGAGGCTTTTGAACTGCTTGGCGGAACTTATGAGCATGCGGGTCCGGAAGCCTACAAGGCACAGATGGCTGCATACAGGGCGAGAAAAAAGAGGGAGACCCGGGAGCGCACTGAATTGCGGACGAAAATGCAGAAAAAGGAAAACAGTGACATGATAACACTGTACAGGCTCTTTCTGGCTGTGCTTGCCCCGGTGAGCGACCTGTGGTGTGACATATACAATAAGCTGCAGTACCAGATTTACATACATGATATTTTAAATGATCTGAGGTGATAAAATGGAGCCACTGAAACGGCTGACTGCCGAAACAATACTTTCCGATGAGGTTTTGTCAGAAGTGTTTTCGCAGGAGGATGAAATATATAAAGCGAGGCTTATTTTATCCCTTGCGGACCGGGCGGAGGAGCTGAAGGTCAGAAAGAAATTTGAAACACTGGTTGCGGCTTACAGGCGTGCTGAACGGGATATGAAAAGACAGTTCAGGGAAAACAGGTCCGCACCCACACTTGTTGAAAACTGGACAAACTTTGATTCTGATGGGAAATATGACAATATGTTCTGCGGTGCGTGGATCGCCGGGGAAAATGGTATATACTCATCTGAAAGCAGCCATGCGGCAAAGATGGCCTGTTACCATCCCATTCTGCCGGTAGAAAGGCTCAAGAATCTTGAAACAGGCGAGGAGCAGCTAAAGATAGCTTACAAGCGGTCCGGCATGTGGCATGAGATCATCGTTCCAAAAACGCTTGTTGCATCGGCAAGCAAAATCGTGGCGCTTTCGGGACAGGGGATTGCGGTAACAAGCGAGAATGCGAAGCTGCTTGTCCAGTTTCTGGCAGATGTCGAAAACAGGAACGGAGACTATATCAGGGTGCAGTATTCCACGTCAAAATTAGGCTGGATAAAAGGATTTTTTGTACCATACGATAAAGATATCGTTTTTGACGGAAACAGCCGGTTTAAACAGATATACGAGGCCATAGATACAAGGGGAAACCGTAATAAATGGTTTGAATACGTTTCAGATCTGCGCAGAACAGGAAGAAAGGAAATCCGGTTTATGCTGGCTGCCTCTTTTGCAAGTGTCCTGGTAGGCATGCTTGGAGCGTTGCCATTCTTCGTTGACCTGTGGGGTGAAACCGAGGGCGGCAAAACCGTGACGCTCATGCTTGCAGCCAGTGTATGGGCAAATCCTGATGAATCACAGTACATAGGTGATTTCAAGACGACGGATGTTGCACTGGAGGCAAGGGCAGACATGCTTAACCATCTGCCTATGATTCTTGATGATACAAGCAAGGTTTCTGCCAGAATACGTGACAACTTCGAGGGTGTTGTTTATGATCTGTGTTCCGGCAAAGGAAAGAGCCGGTCAAACAAAGAGCTTGGCATGAACCGTGAAAACCGGTGGAAAAACTGTATTCTTACCAATGGCGAGCGGCCCTTAAATTCTTATGTCGGACAGGGCGGGGCGATTAACAGGATCATTGAAGTTGCAGCGGATGACGGGATTTTCCCTGATGCACAGAAAGCAGTTGATATCTTTAAGAAAAATTATGGACATGCCGGAAAAGAGTTCATTCAGGTTCTGAAAGACATGGATATGAAAGAAATCACTGACATCCAGAAGGACTACCAGAGACAGCTTGCAGATGATGAAAAAATGCAGAAACAGAGCATATCCATGTCAGTGATCCTGGCGGCGGATAAGATTGCCACGGACTGTCTGTTCAAGGACGGGTGTTATATATCTGTTAATGATGCAAGGGCAGTCCTGATGTCAAAAAACGAAGTGTCTGACAACCAGCGCTGTTATGATTATCTGGTTGACAAAGTTGCCATGAATGGCGCACGGTTCGACATGGAAACAAAGATTGAAAAATGGGGCATTATTGAAAACGGATATGCCATTTTTTATAATGCTGCTTTTGATGGCATATGCAGGGATGGCGGTTATTCAAAAAAATCATTTCTGTCATGGGCCATGAAGCGCAATCTTATTGAATCACAGGGCGGGAATCCGACAAAAGTAAAAAAAATAAATGGCAGTCCGTGCCGCTGTGTGTGGCTGAAATTAGACGCATCTGACGGTTTTATTGAGATTGATGATGATCAGATGGAGCTTCCGTTTAAGTAGAGGGTTACAAAGTTACAGGGTTACAACGGAAAATTCACGTATTAATAAATAAAAATATTTTTTTCATACATGAGTGATAAAAAAAATATTTTTCCATATACGGAAAACACATTGTAACTTTGTAACCACAGGATGAAAACATGGTAAAATCCAGTTTTTATGCGGCTTCCGGCAGTTACATATCCGGTGTAACACAGTAAAAATAACCGTAACTTTTTGTAACATGAAAGGTTAAATATGAACGAGCATGTAAAAAAATTGTACAATAACTGTCTGTCAAATATGCGGAATACTGCCGGTGACTGGGAAAAGGCGGCTGGTGCATTCATGAAATTATATCCCAGGCTGGACAGATCCGGAAAGGCGGACTGTCTGGCAGCATATGACAGACTGGCGAAAGAGATAGAATCCGGCAATTAAATTCAGGGAGGAACAATTATGAAGTTAAAAGGAACTGTAAATATTAACACTGATCATATTTATCCGCATCCGGATAATCCGAGAAAAGATACTGGTGATCTGGCTGAACTTTCAGAATCCATCAAAAAGAATGGCATCATGCAGAATCTGACCGTGATTCCAAAGGATGATGAGTGGAAAAATTTCACGGTGCTCATCGGTCACAGGCATCTTGCAGCGGCAAAGCTGGCCGGTATACATGAAGTGCCATGCGCAATAGTAGAAGGGCTTTCACAGCGGGAACAGTTATCTGTTATGCTTGAAGAAAATATGCAGCGGAACGACCTGACAATTTACGAGCAGGCACAGGGATTTCAGATGATGCTTGATTTAGGAGAGACAGTGGACAGTATAGCTGAGAAGACCGGATTCTCAGAGACTACGGTGCGGCACCGGCTGAATATTGCAAAGCTGGACCAGAAGGAATTGCAGAAAAAGGAAAAGGACGACAGTTTCCAGCTGACTTTGAGGGACTTGTATGAGCTGGAGAAGGTTAAGGATGTCAAAGTAAGAAATAAGATTTTGAAAGAAGCCAATAGTTCCAGAGACCTTGTCGGCCGGGCGCAAAATGCTGTGTCTGAGGCGAAGCGGGCTGAAAATTCAAAAATTATTGCCGGCATGCTGAAAAAGCTCGGAGTTAAAAAGGCACCGAAAGAAGTGGAAGAAGAGATGTGGGCCGGAAAATGGAAAATTGTCAAAGAGTTTGAACTGGATAAGGAACCTCCAAAGCAGATCAGGCTTCAGAAAGAAAAGGAAGAGATGCTGTATGTTGTCTG